TAATAGCAAAATCTTTACCACAATGAAAGCAACGAACAATTGTTGAATCTTGTTCTACTCTGGAAATATAAAAAGGTAATCTAAATTTAATCATTCACTGCCCCCTTTTAAAAAATGGTACTACATTGATATCGCAACTTACTTTTAAATCATCACCTTCGGCCCAAGTTTGATCATAACCTGCCTCGATCATATCGACATCCAACCTTCATACTCTGCCTCTGGATTATCTTGGTGCCACTGTTCTTTTAATTGATTTTGTTTCTGCCAATTTATTTCGTGAGTTGGTTGATTGCAAAGATCGCAAGTTTGTTTGTTGATAATACTAAAAATATGTAAACAATCTCCATCACGCATTACTTGCCACCCCATCCTGATCCTTTAAAGATTGCAGCAGGAGCAGAGTAAACCCTGCGCATCTCAGCACCACATTTATTACATTGCGGAGATTTAATATCATCTTGCATACTACTTTGCAATTCAGTATTTACATTGCATTTGCTGCAATCAAATTCATAAAACGGCATTTGCAGCCTTTTGTTTTGGATAAGATTCTTTTGGCCAGATTACATTTAAAGATTTATCTAATAAATAAATGTATCGATGTTTTCTTGATCTAGGAATCCAAACCCCTTCAAATCCCTTACTTTTACCTCTACTTAATTTTTTTCCATTAGCAAAAATGAAATCATTTTTTTGCGGAGACAATCCATAATAATTAAAATTTGATGCTTGATAAATAGCGCCTACATGCCTACTTGAATCAGCGTAACTAATTACTGCTCTTATTTTACATTTTTTTAATTCTCGCAAACTAAAAGCAATAAAGCGTGAACCTAAATTGTTTCCATTTAATTCAGGTTGCAAAACTAATCTTGACATTTCAAGGAGATCGGGGTAGTTACCTCTTGGCAATCCAAAGGCGCTTAGTGCTGAATTTGGAACTGATAATGGAGAATACACTACTGCTCCAATAATTTGATAATCTTGAATAATGCCATAACAATATTGCCCAATGAAACGCTTGCCGCCAAGATAATGGAACTTTGAAACTAATTTGTATGCCTCTGAGTAACTAATTTTTGAAAAAAATTGGAGCGATGGGGTCGGATTTGAACCGCCATCTGAAAACTGGAAAGTTTCCTGTGTTGCAATTACACTACCATCGCACATTTTATTCATTAATTACCCCCAATCCGATTTTGTTTTTAAGTGCAAGCGTTGGAATCGAACCAACTTTTCCCCCAGGAAAGCCGCCAGGCGCTTGCTATCTTGGCAATTAAAAGGAAGGTTAAAATTGCCAAGAATGTTATTAGGCTGGTTTAGCCCCTAATTGTGCCAGTAATGCTGCAACTTCAGGAGTTATAGTGCCATTCGCCGCAGGCGCCGCCGCTGCTACCGCAGGGGCAGGAGCGCTGGCTCCTAGATAGGCATTTGCCTTAGCAAGTGCAGCAGCATCAGTGGTTGCATCTAGCAAAATCCAAGGAGCAGATTTACCTGGCTTTGCAGTTCCTTGCCCAATGCGGGCTAGAACCTTTTGACCGATCTTTTGCTTTAATGAATTGCGCAGCGCAACATTGAAAAATAAAACGCTATCGTAAGTTTTATTGGTATCTAAATTTACTAAAGATACCTCTACCGCCTCGGCATCGCCGTGAATTGTTTTGATGCCAGTTTTATACTCTGTTGGAGTAATGATTAGTAACTGTCCTGCTAAGTCAGCAACCTTTGGGCCGCTTTCGTTCATTGATGGTGGTGAGAAGGTCATTCTCATTCCCCCTTTTCTGTTTGATTGGTTGTTTGGATTGGGTGTTGCATTTGTTGTTGATGAATTAGATTTGATTCTAATTCCTCCTTCAACTTTTTTAAATCGTTAATGGTTGCTTCATCTAGGCTCATATAGTATCTCCAGCGCAAGCAACCGATTCATCCTTTGAGAATGGTTGGAAATATGGGCAGTAATTACAAAGGCGGCTGCTCACCTTTGGTATCACTGCCCACATTGACGGAAACTGCTCAACATCAATTGATGTAAGCAGCGCATATAAATTATCTAATCGCTCAAGTGCCGCCAGTGCGATTTTTTCATCATAATCATAAAGTTCAATGTGCATATCATCTATGCCACCTGATGTTGGTAGATAGATCAATGCAACTTGATTAACTGGCAATCCCTGTTGGGCTAAGCCATAACCATAAAGTTGAACTTGGATTTGTTGTTGAGTAGTGGCGCCACTAGATCGGCGTTCTTTTAATCCACTAGCCCCAGTGGTTTTCCAATCCATCACGATTCCACGAACTTCATCATAAAGATCAACAGTTCCTGAAAGGCCGCCTCGAATGGTTACCTTTTGCTCCGTTTTGAAACCTTCGATTTTTTCAAAGATTTCCGCTAAGTGAGCATGAATTGCAGTTCCAACTTGAGCAGCCCAATTACCATTAGAGCCTTCATTAACCTTTGGAATATCAATTAACTTATAGGCTAATCTGCGCAAGCATTCGTGGCCAATCTCAGATGGGCCAATAGATGTTTGCTTGGCTCTAGGTGTCCAAGTTCCAGCATCGGTAATGATCTTTGCAATATTCATTGCCATCTGTTTACTTGGTTTATTTGGTGCTACTAAGTTATTCATCATCCTCATCATCATCGTACTCATCTGGAGTTATTGGATTAAATGGCGGTGTGTCAATCATTGGAGCAGGAATGATACTACTCATTATCTTGATCCACGATTGAGAAACGCCGAGAGTTTGTAATAACTTCTAGCGTATCTAAGACTTGTGCAGGCAAAATTTCCTTGGCCCGCTTTACATCAAATCGCCTAGATTCGATAAAACTCCATCGAACCACTGGCCGATTTTGATACATACCAACTTCAGCATCGCCAAGAGATTGCTCGATGTGCGCTCTGGCTACATCTGCAACCTCTTGCCATTCTTTGATCTTGGCTAGAGCATTTTTATAGTTCTCTAGCCAAGCAGCGGTGTTGTTGTCAAAATCAACTACACCTGTTTCTATTTCTACACTCACTGATTTACCCCCTTAGTTGTTTACCAGTATTTGTGTTTTTGCCAATGCGCCCAGGCTTTGCAAGCACCGCCTGAACCATAATGACGCCCAAGATAGGCAAGGGCTGCAACCATTTGTGCTACTGGAGCATCTGAGCGTTTCATCCCTAGATTCTCCATAGTTCCATCTAGTAGTTGGCCGATTCCCTCGGCTGAACTAACTGGATTTTTGTGATCGTTCCAATGGCTCTCTTTAGTCATCAGTTGATCCCAACATTTGAAATCTTTATCGTTCAATAATTCTTTAGCCAATTCCCTAGCATCTACTTGCTTGATCAGCATTTTAGGCTGACTAGTAAGTGGAATAACTGGGTCTGGTGCAATTGCTTGAACCAATAAAGAAGTCATTGCGCTGACCCCGATGATGAGCGCAATTCTTTGTGCAACTTTTCTATATTCAGGTTTGATTGGATTGCTCCTTTCATTTTCACCTTTTCGTACCTGCGAATCATCTCCTTTACATAAGGCAGATTCACTTGCAAAAAAGATGCTATGTGTTGAGGAGTGCTTCCTTCATCGTGCATTTTTCGAACAGTTTTGGCTTTACCCTTGCGTTCCACGAATAGAGATTGTTTTTTAAATAATCTCCTGCGCATCTCGCCAGTAGTTCCACCCCAAATGCCGAATCGGATTTGCTCCTTTATAGCGTATTCCAAGCATTCCTTCCTGTGTATGCAGATGCTGCAAATTGCTTGCAACTCTGGGAGGCGCTCTGCCTCAAGTATCTTTCCATCGGGAAAGAAATAGTCTTTGTTTTCCAACTTTGCGCAAAGCGCATTTGGAAATTTGGGGGAATCAGATAAGAAATCAATGGGCCTCATTTATCAGATAGCCATTGAGTTAAATCTTGAATCACCCAAGATTTTTCAATACCTGCATTGCGCCGTTTAACTATCACATAAGCAGGTGGAATAAAATCTAGATTTCTTGCTCTTGCATAATTCTCAGCCTCAATTTGTGCTTCAGCCCAAAAGGTAGGTAAATCCAACTTCTTTCGATTCTTAAGTTCTAAAATATAGGTAGCACCTGAGATGATTACAACTAAATCGCCTTCATCTCTTGCGCCCGCTTTGGTCAATCGCTCCGCTAAGACACCAGCAGAGCGAAAGAATTTTAGAACCGCTGTTTCAAAAGCAGCACCTTTCCTACCATTTGGATTAGCCACTTATTTCACAATCTCCAATTGGAGTTTATTTTTATCTTGCACCACTTGGATTATTTCCTGGGCTAAGTCTAATAATTCTCTCTCAGTTAGTTTTGCAACCTTTAATGCCATTGGCGGTAAGTTCTTGCGAACATTATCTAATCGCATTGTTGCAAAATCATCACGCAGATCAGCCTTAGATGCCTTTTGCATTTCGGCAAAATCACTTACATCAATCTCATTGCTAACATTTTCAATCAGATCAATGCAGGCTTCCTGCTCCTCTAAATATAAATGATAGGAGCCGTCATTAGAGATAAAGATTCTAAAAACTTCACTCCAGTTCTGGCTCATTTGTTTAGCGCCTTTTTCATCTTGGCACGGCTTTTCTCTGCCTTCTTTACCTGACCTGCCCAATCATCGGTGCCATTAGTCAGGCTGCTGGCAATAGATGCCCCTACTAGGGCTAAACCCGCTGCGCCAATCACTATTGCTATTTCCATTCCTTACCCCCTTTTAAGCGCCCTGGATTGGGCGTGGGGCCTATTGTGGCACAGATAACTGACATTGGCAGGGCTGATAGGGCCGACACGCCGAGGGGCTAGATTTGCAGGTACTTGCGTGTCGGGGCAAGTGTCTATACTCTTTACCTAATGGGCTACGCAGGGTGGCTCACTAAAAGGAAGGTACTAAATGAATACAGCAACAGATTTAACACCAGCACAAAAAGCAGCACGAACACGCAGAGTAAATAAAGCATGGATAGCAAAAGATGAAATGGTTGCAAAAGAATACAATGCTTGGGTCAAAGCATTAGATAGTTTTTGCCCACCAAGAGATAGTGCTATTGATGCGCTACAAAAAAAGCGTGATGAAGCAATTGCAAAAATTAATGCAGAATATGATAAAGAATATGATGCAGTAATGGAATCATATAATAATTTAATGAAACCAACAACAGATGCTTTAGAGCAGGCCCAAAATAAAGCATGGGAAATTTGGAAAGATGATTGTTTGGGAAATTTCTAATGCAAACCAAAACAGAAATGCGTTCATTAGTAAAAAATATGCGCAAGCAACTTCGATGGATTGAGGATGCTATTAAAAATGGCACCCAAGAGGATATTGACCAACTATCAGTTCAATTATCTGCAACTGCTTTATTACTTGAAAGTGAGGCAAATTAATGCAACACTCTAAAAAGTATCTGCAAGTTCGCAAGGTAGTTAGAATAACTTTCTGGCTACTAACGCTGGCCTTGATTTATTTCTTGGCAACTCACATTAACTACACCGCCGACGGCTACTGCTTCGGCTCAATGGATACTTGCTACCTAAAGGAAGGTAAATAATGAATAACTGCATGATGTGTGAAAAGCCAGCCAAAGAATTAACTCGCCGCTGGTATCAATACGATAATGGCGAGCAATTCCAATGCCTAGTTTGTCCAAAGTGCGACAAACTCCATTCCAATATGTTAATGAAAGGGAGGTGAGAAATATGGCAGCAATGAAAGAATTACTTATGGATATGCAGATGGATATGTTGGCCTCTGCTGAGGTGCTTGCTACTGCTAGCAATAGTGGCAACCCCGATGAAATGACCAGGGCTATCTATACCAGTATGAAAGTTTTAAATCCGCATCTAAAAACACTATTAGGAGAGTAATGGCTACTAAACCACAAAGATCAGTTCGAATTGCAGATGCGATTTGGAATAAGGTAAGAATCAAGGCAGCAGCGGAGGGTAAAACCGCCTCTGAGGTAATCAATGATTATTTAAAGGATTACATCAAGTGAGAATCCTTTGGGCGGTATTAACGGCGCTGGTGGCAATCGGCAAGGGCAGGCGGCCCCTGCCTTGGGCAATCCTGGGCTTTATAGGGGGTTGGGTTGCCTTGGGCGTTGCCTGCCTCAGCCGCCAGCGCCCGCTGCGCCCAGTGCCTTCCTGGGCCTTGAATTGGGGGTACAGGAGCCAGGCTAAGCGGGCGGTTGCTGGGATCGACACGCCGAAAGATTTGCTTGGCTAGGTACTTGCATGTCTAGGCAAATGTCTATACATTTATCTCATTGGGATACACCAGGTAGCCCACAAAAGGAAGGCAACAAAATGAAGTTAGTACCAACAACAGAGAAAGTAACAATTCAATGGTTCGCAGTTTTGCACGATGGTTCAAAAATGCGTAACAACAAAGGTTTTATTCACAATGCTTGGGATGTTAAATGTTCTTGCGGTTGGGAATCAAGAACTGGTGGAGCAATTAAGGCTTGCGTACAAAGAGAAGTAGAAGCCCATAAATGGGATGCACACAATTACACTTATGAATTATCTGATACAGAACTGGTTAAAGAATTAAATTTAGGAGCAGGTCAGGTATAATCAAAATAGCATTGAGGAAACTCCTCAATAGAAAAGGAAGGTAACAAATGATAAACACAGAAATAGATAGTTATGTAGTAATGGCTCCAGGTGGTAGTTACCACGATTGGGCTAGTCTAAGTAACTTAGTAAAACCAAATCAATATGCCATTATTAAATTTTCTCAATTTAATAAATGGTATAGCGAAGCACGATTTACAAATTCAAATAACAAAATAGCAATGGCGCTACCAGCACCAGAGTTTGTTGCAGATACTTATGCAGAAGCGCAAGATATTGTTAATAAATTAAATAACAACTAAAACACAAAAAAATTCCTACCTCTGCCGACGGCTGGCGAGGTAGGGATTTTTTATTGGGCCAGCGCTTGCGCTATGCCCTGCTCCAAAGAAATCTTTGGTTCATAAATCATATTCATAAATCTTGGATTACCAACTCGATATTCAACACCAACAGGTGCGGTTGGATTAGTTTCAATTGGTGCTAAGTAACCAGCAGATAACATCATCATTTCTGCTAAATCAATAAAAGAGGTTGCCCTACCAGAGCAGATGTTCATAACTTCAACGCCATTAAGTACGGCTGCAAAAGTTGCTTGAACTACATCGTCAATATGTACAAAATCTCTTACTTGCTGACCTGTTCCCCATATTTTAAATGGCGATGCTTTCGCCTTGGCCCTGGCAACAAATGATGGGAATGGATAATCTAAAGATTGATCAGCGCCATATCCTGAAAATGGGCGAAGGATTGTTACCTTCAAGCCTTCATCTCTGGCGTATTGCGCCAGCATCTCGCCAGTTAATTTACTCCAACCATAAGTTTGATCTGGAGTTCTAATGTGTTCTAAATTTATATCTTGCTCAGATAATCTTGCTTTAAATCTTGCTCGCTGCAACATAGTTGGATAAGCAGCAGAGGATGAAAAATAAACTATTCGCCCAGGGCGAGTTCTAAGCGCCCATTGGAATAGGTCAGAATCAATCGTCAGGTCAGTGGCAACTGCCAAAGGATTACCTTCAATGGTGGCTCTGCCACCGACAACGGCGGCCAGATGGATTACAACATCAAAGTAAGTGTTATCGGCTGCAAAGAATTTGCGAGCATCAATGCCTGATTTAATATCAAAGCCAAATACATTATTATTCTTTTTATCTAAGGCTCGATGAAATGCTCTACCTACAAAACCTTCATCGCCTGTAATTAGGATTTTCATTTAAGTTGCGATCTAGTTCGTAGTTGATAGCGGCCATGATCAGTTACATCTGCATTGATCATTGCTGGATTAATAAAGATTCTGTATCCAGCCTTGCGCAAATCTGCATTGTAGGCAACTATCTCGCAAGTTTCACGGCCATCGCTATCAAATGCAATATGCGTGCCAGCAATAAAAGCCTCTGGTTTAAAAATAAGAAACCCCCCGTGTGCGCTATCTACTTCAATCCAATCGCTATCTTTGGGAATAGTACGCAACAAAGGAGCAATTGCCAACTTAAAGGCAGTTAGATTATCTGCCCCTTTTTTAGTCAAATCAAAGTATTCTTTCCAGCAATCTCTTTCAATCCAGCCAGTAGATCGCAGGCACCAAATATCATAGTAAACATCGCTTTGATTGGCAGTTACTACATCCCAATCTTTATTCTTAAAAGATGAATTAACTGCTTCTTTTGATATTGCTGAATTTAAGCCATCAAAATCAGCCACTACTACATAATCAACATCTTGATAATTTTCTTTAACTATCTGGGTATAAAGGTTTCTTGCGTAGGCTAATCTTTGAGTTCGATAAGGCAAGGTTGTACTTAATTTGCCGCAAAACTCAGTTCGTATCTTTGGATCGTTCGCCATCATACCTTTTACAACTTCAATGGTTTGATCGTGGCTGTCTGATTCTATAAATACCCATTGCAAATCAAAATCAGAAAGAGCCTTAGAGATGCGTTGGTAATCATCAAAGATGGTTCTTTCAACATTTCTGATAGCACCGCAAACTACAATTTTTTTCATTTAAGTTTAGCCAGTAGCGTTTGGTACTGATCGCTGGCGATGTAATTATCAAAGGCTACTTTGTCGGCTGAGTAAACTTGCGGTGCATTTACCCTGGCATAATTTTCATCCATTGGCGCTTTTCCATTAAAGGCGTGGCAATGCTCAATGATTACATCAGGTAAGTATTTAATCTTGCCTAAATCCTGACCAAGTTTTAGCCAAAAGTTATCTAGGTATAAATGGCGTTGAGTATCAGGAACCATTCCTCGCAAGGCTTCTACAATCTCACTCGACATGGCAACCGCAGTTGGTAGGGCTGAGCCTTGGAATAGATCGTTGCCATAAACAATATCTGAGCCTGTATAAAGTTCCTCAACAAACTTTTCATCCCAGTTAGCAGTTCTTGGGCGGTGATCATCACCCATAAATGCAAAGTTATCAAACTCGCCTATAAATTGGCGAGCAACATAATTTAATGGGTAAGCCATCCCACCAGTTTCATTATGAATCATAATTACAGATTCAACTGGTAGTTTCCAGGAGTACTGGCTTCTAGTTTCATCATTAAAATCTACAATGTAAAATCTTTTTGCCTTTGTATTTGTTTCTACAAAAGCCTTCTCTAAAGCGACGGCATTATCAGGCCGCCCCCTAGTTGGAATAAGAACTATTAGATCACTCTCCACCATTTGCTAACTCCCCCGCTATCGCAAAATAAGCAGCGCCATCAATGTAATTATCTGCCTTATAGGTTTCCATTGATCTAGCCACTTTGATTAGTGCGCAGATCATAGCGCCTTGCTCTGGTGTTATCTCGCAATCGAGATAAGCAGATAGAAGCCTACTAATACGATTAAAGTTAATAGTAGGCGTTCCATAATCATTTTGCCTATCGGCGTGAGTAAGCCTCTTGGCTTCATCTAAAATTTTCCCCCGATTCATTTATTTACTTAGAGCCTAAGCCGTATTCTTGCTCTGTTTTATCTGCCCATTTTGCAAGAGGAGCAGCAACTGAACCAATTAAAATTGCATATTGAGGAGCAAGATCAGCAGCGAGTGCGATCCCCATTGTTACCGCTGAGGCTAGAACTGCTCTTGCATAAGATTTGAAAGCAGCAATTGTTTTAGGGTCTTTTAACTTAGCAGTTAATTTATTCATTTTTATCCTTTAAGGGCGAACTACGCCCATTATCAGGGAGTAGGAGCGTTTCCTAAGATACACACCATCTCCATTTGCCTGGCTTCCTACACTACCACTTGATGTATTACCTTCGATAACTTGAAGGTATTTTAATGCAGTGTTGTTCCATTTTATGATACCTACATGATCAGGTTCGGCATCATTATCAAATTGAAAAAAGGCAATATCCCCTGCCTGGGCCTGACCTATTGGAATTATTTTATTGTTCTTAGAAAACCATTTTAAGCCTGCATCGCAGGAGGCAAACCCTTTTTTACTCTGAGCAGCAATTTTATTTATTAAGCCAGCCTCATTAAAGCACCAAGAAACAAAAGTAGCACACCAAGGTTGATTATTTGCGCCGTACCATTTGCCAAAGATTGTTTCATTATTGGCACCTTCTTTATACCCAATTTGTGCCTTTGCTATCTCAACTACTTTACTCATTTTCCCCCTACTTATTTTTAACTAACAATCTGTAAATTTCATCAATTCGAACTTCTAATCTATCAACTTGATTAGTTATTGAATCAATGCGATCACGAACCGAATTTCCACCATTAGGTTTAAGTTCAGATAAATAACTTTTAACTAGGAATCGAACCCCAGTTACTAAAAATCCAATAAGAGTTCCAACAGCAACTGCGATTGCTGCCCATTCGTTAGCGGTCATTTAGTAACTACTAACACTTGAACAGTTCCAGTTCCTGTTCCTGCAACAGCATAAATAGGAGATTCGTGATTATTAATTGTTAATTTATCTCCATTATCCATTTGATAACCAGTGCTTGAAGTTACATCTGATCCGCCAAGATATACTGTATGTTTAGAATGAAGGTAAACTCCTTCGGCAACACCATCTCCTGAAACTAATAAAGTTGGGGAAGTGGTAACTGTTACCTGGCTTGAACTAATTGGCATTTCTCTCCGAGATAGTGCTAGGCCAATAACAGCCTAGCCTCATCCTCGCTGATTCCTAGTTTCTCTAGCAGGGCAGCCTTTGCTGCTGCCTTTGCTGCATTTTCCTGAGCCTTCAACTCATCAACCTTTGCAAACCCTGCTTCATATTGTGTTTTGGTAATTGGCTCGGCTTCTAAAAATTTTATGCCTTCATATTCATCACCAGTAATTACCCAACCGCCAGTTGGGATTAGCATATTTAATACTTCTGCGCCTGTTGCCATATTATGCACCTATTTCTAATAAAGTTATTGTACTCATATCGCCACCTTGTTGAACTTGTACATTTGAGGCAGATGTATTATTTGCAAATGTTGTTTTATAGGTTGTGCTGCTTGTTGTTGCAGGTTCATCTAATACTACAAACATTGTTGTGCCAATTTTATTGCTGTTAGAAGAATTTTCTGTGCGACCTACAAAACCAGCAAATTGTATTTGCGTTGAACCTCTTAATAATTTTAGATTTACCCCATTTCCAACATTACCCGAATTGGCTAAAACTCCACCTTGCGCTGCTATTACTAATATCTTACTAGTTGATGCACTTGGAGTTATTGATGCTGATAATCCAGTATCGGCATAAGTTGTTGTAGAACTTGTTGTTTGCGTGCTGTAAGTTGCATATACAACCTGCAACACTTTTCCACCACCAGCAGGTGCAGCCCATTTTAATCCTGTCGCTTCCGCACTATCCGCTACGAGTGTGTAGGTATTTGCACCCACTGGGAGGCGGGAGAAGGTATCGGCTCCAGTTCCAACTATAAGATCACCCTTGGCATCTATTGCGGTTGCCATAGAGTTTGTGATAGTGACAGTTCCAGAGGTTCCACCACCTGAGATACCAGTTCCAGCGGTTACACCTTCAATATCGCCAGAAGCAGGAGTTGCAAATTGGAAAAAGATAGCAGCGCTAGCGCTGGTGAATCTTAAAACTCCACCTTGATTTTGTGCCAAAACTAAAGAACCAGAGGTTGTAACTGTTGCAGTTCCTGCGGTTATGGTGCAGGCTCCCGCTCCAAGATTTATGATTGTTACAATATCGCCTGCTGCAAATAATCCTGTATTAACAGTAATTGTAGTTGGACTAGCATTGCTCATTGTAATTGCATCGCCAGCATCAGCAGCAACTAATACATAAGATGCAGTTTTTGCCTGTGCTGCACCACCTAGCATTGCCGTCTGTTGAAGGCTAGTCATCTGGGCTGCGGTAAGAACCTGCCCAGTGGTGAAGGTTTGTTTTGCCATTTTGCTCCTTTATCAGTAACTCAGAATACCAGAACCCAAGCGACCCTGTAAGGTGGTGCTGTCCAGGATGAAGGCTTGGATTAGGGGTTCTGCGGTTAGTATTTTTGTGTTAAATACAGTGTTGGTTATATCGTGTTGTAATCCTTGCACAAATAGTTCCTTGGTGATGGTTGAACCACCTGGAACAGTTTTTGTAACATTGACCAAATCAAAGATTTCAAGATTTAAACCTGCCACTATTGCGGCTGGCTCATTAGGATCAAGAAGGTTGATAGTCATTGAATCTATGCGATCAGTAGTATTTTTTCTTGATACTAATAGGGTGTTAGCCTGATCTAAAGCCTCGGCATCGGTTTGAACTAGGATTCCATCACGCCTGCCTGAATGCAGGAAGTAGGTATCTATCGAAGTTTGATCAAATACATTTTGAGGTGAAGTACTGTTTAATCGAGTTACTGTCACATCATTTACTAGCAAGGTATCATCATTGGCAAATTCAATTTGTTGGTATCCAATGCCTGTACCATCATCTGTAAAAATAGTAGGAGTTTCATCCGCTTTTTTACTAATGGTATCTCTTGATAAAAAGGTTGCATTACCCTCGGCATCAATAAAGAATCCACCAAATTCTGAGGTTTCAACTAATTGAATGGCAGTTAATAAATCTCTATTAGAAGTACCAGGATCAGCCTGAAGGGTACTATTGCCCGCATCTATATCACGCTGAGATGAAGGGAAATCTGCAACATCAAGTAAGGTATTAACTCTTGCTCCGCTTAACTGAGGTGAGCCAGCACCAGCAACAGTGCTGATTCCGATGTTGTTCAATAATCTGAAACCATCTACACATTGAAGGGTAATCTTTGAGGTATCCTCAACCCCTAATCCATAAGTGCTATTGTAAGTTGTAATGTAGCCAGAGTAGAGATAGTAGCGATCAGTTCCACCACCATCATCATAATCTGCCCAAATACGAATTTTGCGCAAAGGTAATAATTTACCATAGTAGGGAGATGAAACATTCTGGGGCGACCAGTCCCCATTATCATCAGCCAAAACTACTGTTGCAGAACCAGCCTCAAATTTATTAAGAATTCGATTTCTGCCTCGGCGAATATTAACTTGCAAGGCAATATCTGAAACATCTACTACATCTCCTGGAGCATCTGCAAGAATTCCAGTGCCAAGAGGTGTAGTTGGATCATCCAATATTAATGGGTTACCGAAGGCTGGGCCATTTGCAAAGTCAATGCTTACGCCAAGATGAGGTGTACCTGGCATTATAGTATCAATACATTTGCGTTAATTGCTCTGCCTGAAGTCTGAGCAGCAAGTAATCCATTTCTAATTGATTCTTGCAGATCAGATTGAACAATAGCATTACCAGCATTATTTACAGTTACATTTACTGAAGCACGCTCACCAGCACGATAAGATTGATAATCAGGTGCTGTGGTCATCGGTGAAGGTACAACTGTATCTGGAATCTTATTAGTTTGAGCAAGTTTTTCTAGCATTCTTTCATTAAAACTCTTTAACTTTACAGTTGCATCCTCAATTTGTTGTCTTGCTGCTGCCAATGCAGGAGTTTCTGTAATAGGTGGCAGAGTAGGTACATTCTTTGGCGCTACAAATGCGCTCTTACCTACTGCTGCAAGATAATCGTTTAATTCTTTAAGTGCCTTTTTCCAACCATCGGCTGCGGCTAACCCTGCTGCATCCCAACCTGCGCCAAGATTTACATTGCCAGTAACTGAGGCAATATATTTTAGAACTTCATAGTTGGTTAAATTCCACTTACTAGCAAGAAGGTTTACTTCCTCGCTAGAAATCTTTTCATCAGCAATAACCATCAAAATATCGGCGTAGCGTTGCGCTGCGATATTCATACGCTCAGTAGCCTGATAGTTAGCAAGTAATTGATCGTACATTGCTTTCTGAGCAAGGTTTTGTTCTTTAAGAAGGTTTAGTCTAACTGCCTCAAGTTGGATAGGATCAGTTTCAGATGTAGGTGTAACACCCATTGCCTTTAATTTATTTAAGGCTTCTTGAGTTGCAAGTTGTTTTCTTTGCTCAGCAGTTAATTTAGTAGTGTTACCTAAAATTCTGCCTGTGCTAACTACACCCTTTGAAAAATCTTTAGTGATTCCATCTACTTTATTTTCAGTAGTAGTAAGAACTTTATTGTTCTTAGTCAATTGCTTATAGGCAACTAGCGCTGCGGTTGTAAATGCTGCTAATCCTGCTGCTGCGGCTAGGGCTGAGGTTCCACCTGTTGCAAAGGTGGTAGCAACACCTGCACTGGTGGCTGCCGCTGCCTGGCGCCCGAAGGCTGCTGTTAGGACATTTACCGCAGTACTTAGAGCGATAACACCAGCATAAACCTTTGCCGCTGCAAATGTGCTGACTAAGGCTGCACCTAAAAGTTTAATAGTGCCAAGGTTGCGTTGGATATAATCAAAGAGATTAAATACTTGATTAATTAAAACTGGCACCTTGGTTAAGATTGTTTCAAGGCTGGCAGCCAATTGATCTTTATTGGCATTAATCCAAGCCTCTAATTGAGGTAAAACTTTAGTTGAAATTACACCAGCAAATTGCTCGATAACAGGCAAAAGCGCATAACCTAGAGTTTCAAGGATTTCGCCATAGGCAATTTGTAATCCTTTTAATCTAAACTCTAAAGTTTTAGCACGAACATCAGCCTGATCTTTAAATGTATCATTTAAAACGCCAAGTGCTTTATTAAAATTCTTTGATTTAATTGTATTAGCATCAAGTGGAATACCAAGGCGGGTTAATGCACCAAGGTTGCCATTTACTGCTTTACTCAAGGCTAAAGAAACAGTTTGTAAATCTTTGCCAGTTCCAGCAGAAACATTAAGCGCAGTTCCAAGTAATGATTGGGCAGAAGCAACATCACCAGTTGCTCTGGCTAGGGTAGCCAGCGCTGGCCTCAACTCATCATCGGCAACAGAAACTTCTTTTTGTAGGGCGGTTATGTAGCGTTCACTACTTGCAATAGCCTCATCTGTTGCACCAACAGTATTTCTCAAAGTAGAGGCAAGTAATGCCTGGCTCTTTTGATCATTCATTGCAGCCTGAACTGCATCTACTCCAATTTTGGTAGCAAATGCGGCAGAGGCAGCAGCAGCAACACCAAATGCTTTAGCGCTTCTATTGGCAAACTTATCAAAATCTTTACCAAGTTTTGCAATATCTTTTTGAGCCTGCTTTGAACCTTTGGCAGAGTACTGCGTAATAATGCGAGCAATTATTGCGCCAGTTGCCATTTTATCTCCTACTGTTCAAATTGTTTTGTAATGTTTTTTTAGCATCCTCTAAGGCTGCTGCAACTCGCCTTTGGATTGCCTCTTTA